AGATAATATCTAACATAATTGCCAGTATCTTGTGTCACAGCCCTAATTCTACATGTACCGATTGTGCTTCCGCCATGAGTTGCGGCGTCACGTAGATTGAATGCTTCAAATGTGTTTACGTTAGGTAAGCCTCTATTGTTATGGGTACCCATAGTCGCATCTACTAAAACATAGTTACCATAATTTGCTGGTGCTACTTCATTTGGTAGTTCTGATATCGAACTTGGCTTATCAATTCTAATAGTAGTAGGAGAATATTTTGCGGCTCTGTAGCCTTCAACAACAGCAATACCATCACTGATGTTAACAAGAAGATTATCTTTATCTGAATCTTCTTCGATATCTAGCCTAAACCTTTTAACTAAGTAGTTGCCAGAATTTTCTTTAATACGAGTTGCAATAACATCGCCAATAATATTATACTGATTATTATTGTCTACTTCTCTAAAGATAACACCTTCTTGAATATTCAAGATAGGCATAAAGTTAGCGTCTACATTACGAGTAGATTCTGTAGTTAAATTCAATTGAATTTGATAACGGTCACCACCAGGAGCAGAGACATTAGGTAACGCTCCCTGATTATCATATAGATTATTATCATCATCTACATCAAGGATTTTTTCGTTAATTTCAAAGCCAATAACATCTGTAGGAGCATCAGAGTATTTTGAAATTATTGTTGATTGTGCTTCGGTAAATACAAAGAAGCCTTGAACGTAATATATTCCAGAACCAAGAGAAAGTCTAGTACCTCTACCCACAGCTGGGTTTTCAGTTGTGTTAATATTTTGTACAACAAGAACAGCAGAACCATTTGTGATTGTTTCACCAGGAGTAAATCTAACACTAGTGGTACCCGATTGTGACGCAGGTGCATTTGTGTATGCAAAGTAAATTGTGGCAGGGTCAGTATCAGTTGGTTGTAGTCCCTCAATTGCTCTAGCAGTTACACCAGACGTTTGACCAGTAAATGTAGTTCCATTAATATCAGCTGGATTTGTTGACAAAGCATTTGATGTGGGGTCTAACTTCACAAACTCGTATGCATTGTTTAGAATCTGTTCAGCAGGTTTTACTGTTGCACCCTCTTTAAACATATGAGAGCCCAGTCGCTCAATTTGCTTTTGCAGAATAGTCTGCATCTGTGTGAGTTCACGAGCTTGAAGCGATCTGCCGCTATTGAATAGAATACGATAATATCCATCGCTATCAGCAAAATCATCTTTATACTTAGATGGGAATATAGTACTACTGAGGGTGATTGCCATTTTTTATACCTTTAGAATTGGATAATTACTTTAATATCTTCATTTTGTGCAGTAGATCTTACTACAGGAGACCTATTGTCAATAAACAATACAGCTCCTGATTCTGGGTCAACTTCCGGTAAGATAGCCGCAGAATCTACAACGCCTTCACCTGCTCCGTTAATTTCTTCTACTAGTTCGCCATGGATAAATGAGGTAAAACCTGTCGCTTCTGTTTGGTGATAATAAAGTCTATTAGAATCAATGTGATCTATATATGCTTTTGCTGAGGACGTTGCTCCTTCAATCTCTTTGTCTTTCGTGAAAGATGTGACAATAGAAGAAAGGGACATAGAGTATAGTGCATTACCTGTAGTCGAATTAAATACTTGACCAGTTGGCGTAAGAGGGTCTCTAATTAGACCCACTTGTCTGAAGTCTTGGTCAACAATGAAATCACTGTCTGTTCCAAGAATTGGTGCATGAAACATAATAGATGTTGATTTAAGGTCTTCTCTTGAATCTCTACCTATACCAGAATCTGGTCCAAGTACTGCCCGCGCTTTTGCAGTCAATGTAGGTGAACCACCACCAGTAAAGACAACATTGGCACTAGTATAACCTGCGCCTGCCATCTGAGCAGAAGCACCAGAATCTCTCATTCTCAATCTTACAACTTGACCTGTTGAAGAATCAATTGCAACATCTACGAATGCGCCAGTTCCTGTTCCAGTAATTGTTGCTGTAGGAGCAATTGTGTAGCCAGCTCCACCATCAGTAATTATACATGATAGCACTTCACCAGCTACAGCGTAATCTTGAATTTCTTTTTGTTTTAATTGAATTCCAGTTGAGTTTGAATCAGTTTCAGGTTGTAACTGAACAGGCATAAAGTTAGATGACATAAAATCATTACCACGTTCTCCTGATACAGTAAAGAGGAATTTCCACACATAACCATCTGATGTTCTGAACGAATCGTTATTTGAACCAGTTGGTTCAATGCTTGATGCTTGTGCAACACCCAGCTTGTTACGACCAGTTTCTAGACAAATGTATACTTGATTATTGTCTGTCATAACATAGTATGGATTAGTAGGATAACCACCTTGTTGATCATCGTATTGTGAATAGATAAGACCTGATGACCAATTGTTCCGTGGCACAACGAGAGAGGTGCCTGTTACTTTTTTTACGGCTTGTAGCCCATCTCGTAATCCACTAACCTCAGTTGGAGTGTTTACTGGTGTTGGAACTGTATCTGATGAATCCCACTGTTCTGACCTACCAACACCAATATAATATTTCTTTTGATCCGAAGTAAACTGATCAAAGAAGTCTGATGCGATTTGTCTTTTTAGGGCGTCTGTTACAACTGCTGGCATTTTCTAATCCTTATGTACTAATCTGTGCACCGAGTGCAATACGTCTATAATATCCTGCATCACTATCATATACCGCTAGACAGGCTGCTCCTGAATTACCATTGGTAACAAATATCAAATTACCATGTGGTGTATCACCAGCATTCGGTGAAGTAGCCACACTATAGTTTCTTAAGTCAACTTTATCCACCCTCGTTTGAGTGTAAGATGAATCGACCATTTGAATAATGTCTGATGAATCTAGCTGTGATGAATCTGCAATTCCTAATATTTGTGCAGAATCAAGAATGTTAACCACTGAATTAATATGGTCTGCATCAACAAAGCTTAAAACATAATTACTATCTGCAAACCCTTTGATATAATTACTATCAATCATTTGAGTTACTTCAGAAGAATCAAATGATGCTGTAATCTGTCTAAGTTGTATGTATGCTGAATCAATTAATAATTCAGTATGTGCAGAATCGATTGAATTTGTTTTAATTAATGTTAACGTTGAGCCCGAATCAAACGCAGTACCAGTAATCATTGATACGTAAGCGGAATCAATAGTAGCTGTAATATCAGTGGTAAGAGCTAATGTACCAGCGGCATCGGGTAAAAAGATTGTTCTATCAGTAGTAGGATCCGTAGCAAGAAGTAATGTCTCGTGGGAATCTGCAGTTGACCCTTCAAATCGTAGTCCACCGGAATCAAATGATATTCCACTAGTACCGATACCAGATGTTGCCTGAAGGACACTAACATCTCCGTATAACTCAGAGAAGTTATTATTTATTTTAGTACCTGCGGTACGAAGGTCATCACCAGTACCATCATTACCAGTTGCGCCTACGTTGATATTTTGTTGTGCCATGTTATATCCTACAAAACTAATTATTGTTATTTATAATGATTACTAAATGGTGCTAGTAGATCCATACGAATAAGTTTGAAATTGTTGGTGATCAAACGTTTTCAATGTATGATCGAATGTGATTGCCGCACCGCCAGAATCGGCATCATCCATAGTAAGAGAGTTAAGCCCACCCCATTCATCTATATTACTGTACCATGAAGCGATACTATCCATAGAATAATTTGAATACATTGAACATAGAGATAATGGATCCATTCTCTGTGATGCGCTATCAGCGTCTTCATCATCTCGTATAAGAATTGAAGTTGAAGCAAAAGGTTGCCCTAAAATTACTTGTGCAGATGCGAAAACTCGTGTGCTATTTGCGAATGGGTCAGTAAATGATTCAGCGGTTAAAATTTCTACATTGCCTATACCCTCTAGTACTGTTTCAGATGCTAGATGAAATCCAGACGGATGGACAAAGTTTCGATACATAGTTTCCCATGTAACAAGAGAAATTGGCGAACGAATGAGAATAGAAAAAATCTGATAAATTTTACCATCTTGAAGTAAGTTATCAGCTTCAGCGCCAATGTGACCTTGTTTTGATGTATCACCTACTCTCATCAATCTCTTTTTAGGATAGACGATTTCTACATTTTCGTTGAAGAATGCTCTAAAGAAACCATCAGCCGAATAGAGAGAACCCTTAACTCTAAAAAAGTTACCGAAGTTTAATAATGCTTCTCTTGGGTATATGAATTGACCAGCAGATATGCCGAGAGCAATTTCATCAAAAACAAGATCGATATTCTTAAGTGTAGCATCTTGTGTGTCACGAATTGTAAGTAATTCGTTTACTGCACCACCAAAGTTATCATCAGAATCTAAAAACTCATAGTAACCTTCTAAGAATGAAACAAGAGAAGGATAATTTTCAGCAAAATGCTCAGGCAAAACCTGCTTGACTAAACTAGTTTTAAAGTTTGGCGCAAGTCTAAAGTAATCTTTTTCTGTTTCAAATGACATGATACTATACTGTTACTTCTAGTGAGGTTGTCTGTCTATCAACAATTGCAGTTGTTGAAGACCTAGCTGTATCTAGCTTAAGAATAAAGTTTCTAAGTGGCTTAATATTTGATTCTGTTTCTGGGCTAACAGAGAAGATTAGATATGGTTGACCACTTATGATCTGTGAAGGTTCAAATGAATTAACTGCAATTATGCCTGTTGATGGAGTATATTCTCCAACATTATCTAGCAGAATGTTTCCATCAAGATCGAAGACTTGAAGTACTGTTGAACTTAATTTGTTTTTAATAGTTGCGACTACGCCTTTAAATTCAAATGCAGAAGATTGAATTCTAAACAATACATCGTC